TTAAATATTTATCGCCGCTTGGCAAGTATCCCATATAACTTTTATAACCGTTACCCCCACTCCGGCCGTTCCTAATGTTTCCACAAATTGCGCTAATTCAAATTGTTCTTCTCTCCACAATATTCTGTTTATTATGAAGGTTGCCCCCGTTATGCCTAGCATCAATATGAGATAATCTTCCCCTGTTTTCATAATCTCCCTCCTGTTCAGAATTGTTTTCAGATTCCAAGTAAAAGCTTTCGCACTCGCCTATCGGCTCCCGCTTCGCTTTTATTCTTAAACTGAAATTCATATTTCATAACTGTTTCAGCTTGTTTAAGTATTCGTTGTGTATTTATAAAACGAATATTCAAAGTACAACTAGCGAATAGTTAAACGTATAGTTCATTTAGGGCTAAAACCTCAAATAGTAAGCCATTATTTTCCTTTTCTATTCTCTCTAGAACATGCTTTTTTCTATGGGTTGTTATTAAGATTCTAGGGAATTTATCGGCTAGTTTTACCCACCACCAATTAGTATAGCCATTAGACTTATAGAGTTCATTGTATTTTAGTACCTTATCAAATTCATTATTAGATAAATCTACTTCTATAAAATAGAACCTGTGCTTATCGGTTTTTGTGTTTCTGATCGTACAGAAAGAATCGCACCGTAATATTCCATAGTCCTGTTCGTAATCATATTTAGTTATCTCCTCCCAACTAGGCAATGTTTTCTTAAGATACACATACACCCAATTAGACATTAGTAAGTGTTCAGAAGGGTTTATTTTATCTGTAGAGTAGATTGAATTGCCATCGAAGGATATTCTATTCTTTAATATTTTTCCTTGCTCAGAAAGCTTCTGTAACCTTCTTTGTGCTATTCTCAGCCCGGAGGATTGATTATTAAAGAACAGTTTATGGACTTGGGAAGTGGTTAGTATTTTTCTTTTTTCTATTTCCTCTATAATCCTCTTATCTCGTTGGTAGCCCTTCAGTAAGTTCTTGTTTTTCAATCTCTATCACTCTCTCTTTAAGAAGTTTTCTAGCTTGCGATATAGGCAAATATGGCGTTTGCACCTCTGTTTCTATATCCCATTGAAAGATTGCTCTGCCCTCGACAAATGGCATTGTGGCCGCTTTGTCATTTCCTAGACATATCCGGGAATTAATTTCATCCCTCACATGAAAACAACATGTAGCCGGGAACATTGCTTTGCTCTCGCTAAAATCCTTAAATATTTTAGCTGATGGCCTTTGTGTACTACCGACAACACATATTCCGGCAGCTCTCCCTAGTCTCACAATTCTATTGAGTAATATTTGGCTTTCTTCATCCTGTAGTTCTGCCAATTCATCAATAATCAACACCAGAAAAGGAAGTTCTCCCTCATAGTCTTTTATCTTTACTACTCCTGCCCTTTCTAATAAGTTTAGTCTGCGGTCTAATTCGCTACTAATTTCGTATAACATGGCCTGTGCTTTTTCCAGATCGTCAGCTAATTTACAATACTTTCTTAGATATGAAAACTCTAGCTTTTTAAGGTCGATAATGTTTAGATCTATTCTCCTTGTTAAAAGTAAACTCATGGCAATTACATGGCATAGATTACTCTTTCCTGCTCCCGGGTGTCCTGCGATTAGTATATTTATCATATCGGCAAGATCTTTAACAACTACACCGGAAGCAGAAAAGCCAAAAAATATAGGCAAATCTCCATCTAATTTATCAATCTGAAACTTAACCTTATATGGTAAAGTGTAATTGAAAAATTCTAATGTTATTCTTTTACCATGTTTTTTTATTTCTACCTCTCCACCTGTAGCATCTACGAAATGTTGTTGTTTTGCTTTTAACTCGGCAAAAGTAAGACCGGCAGGTAGTTTTAAAATATAAGTTTCGTGATGTGGCATTACTACTCTTTTCAATATTTGAGGTTTTAAATCTCCATAAATATGGTCAATAGTATCTTCAATATTCCCCATTGTTTCATTGCCAGGTCTGTGTCTCCACATCTTCTTAAGGTTTTTTACTATGCCGTCAACTATCTTAACCCCTTCTTGGTTCTGCCCTATTTGACTTAGATAATTCATATAAACCCCTCCATATATTTTTTTTCATTCTAATTCCACCTTTCCTATTTCCCTATGCCTTAGAACTATCTCTTTTTGTTTAGGACTTAAATTCTTTTCAAAGTTATCCCATGCTTTGCTGAACCCCTTTTCTTCGCTAGGAGATATAAACTCCACAATCACTTCTCCGTTTTTATTTTTAATTTTGTGATGAATGCCAGGGAGAAATCCATAATAGATTATTTCTCCATCTATAATAGTTTCTATCGTAGTATTGTTATCGGCTTTTTCAGTAATCGTAAAATCGGTTTCTAATTCAATAATTTTTGTAGATAAATCTCCAATAGGGGAGAACACAACTAAAAATCCTGCTATCGCCAACACCACTTTAGGCATTATGCTTTTAGCTAGTACCAAATTAATCATATAAACCCCTCCATATATTTTCGTTCGCCACTGTTCGGTTTCTCGGCAGGTCGATACCCTTGCATATCTCGGTCAATCAGCCTTTTCATATAAGCTGAGAAGTTGGTCCGTTGGATAAGGTGTTCCCATAGTTTCTTTTGGTCAGGGCAATTCAGATTAAAAGCTACCGTTTTAACTCTAATCTCCATAAATACCCCTCGCTATCTCGTAAAATCCCACACAATTACAGAAGATAGGGTGTACTCTCTCACCTTTAATGATAGGGTACATTACTTTAGTTTTAGGGTAATGGTCGCAAATGTACGGAAATAAATGTTCAGCTAGCCCACCAATTAACTTCACTCTATCCCCCTTATCCCAATTTGCTTCATTATTAATTTTTCGCGCTAGTGCTTGATAGTCTAAGTTGCGGACCGTATCTGCACCAAAATTAAGAGAAAAGCTTTCCTTGTCAACGTACCTCTTGTTAAACAAAGTAGCACAGCCTATGGTCCCAGCACCTACCCCAATAATTCTTACTAGCCCATCCTCGGGCTCACACCAAAAACTAGATGCTTCCTCCGCTGCCACTTCCACCCTGTTAATATAAAACCTCCTTTCTACTCCGTTAATTTTAATTTCGTGATTGCCTAGTAGTAGTTTTTTAATCTTCTCCTTTTCTCCTGCGGTGTGTTGTGAGATTGGTTGCCCGACAACAATTTTAAAATGTTCATGTTCCGAATAATTGTGTAGTGCGAATAGTACTCTTAATAATGTTTCCTCATGTGCTTTTGTGTCACCCTTTTGCGTTCCTGAAAACTCACCTTCTAACTGCGCTAGGGTTCCTGCGAATCCTCGCTTGCCTTGATACTCCCATTCAATGTCGTGGATAAATTTTTCTGATTTTAGTTTTAATTCTCGCCATTCTGAAATGTCGCTAGGGAATTGTATCACACCAAACTCACCACAAACCTTTACCTCGCTGTTACCTGCATCAATGCCTAAAATCATTTCGTACCTCCTATTAATTACTTAATTAAACCTTTTTGTTTTTTTGGTTTAATCTTTAGTACTTAATATGTATGCAAGTGTTACTCTTTTGTTGCTTGTCAGAATAAAAAAAATAAACTATTGCAACATTTATAGTTATTTGATAGAATATAGATAGGAAAATATTAGGAAAGGTGGTGTTTACATGGGAGTAACAATAAGTTCAAAAAGATATAGTTGTGACGTGGGGTACGGTGGCTTTAATAGATTTAGAAATGCTGTGGCAGAGAAAACAAGTGACAAGTTTTATAAACACTACTTACGCTTATCAAATTCAGATGTTGTGTTTTTAAGCGGCGAAGAAAGAAAAGTTTTTTTCAAAAAGTATGATGATGACACAATTAAATTTGTTGAAAGAAACGAGGTAACGGAAGAGGTTGCTAACTTTTTATTTCAATCAGATTGCGGTGGAAAAATAGACAGAAAGCAAGCTAGGCAGATATACGAACTAATTAAGGAATGTGATGATAATATTGTCTTTGGGTATATTGGCAGAAAAGATTGTGCAAAAATGGCTGATATGAAAAATATATTTTCAGACAAAACGAAAGTTGAGTGGAATTAAATAAAAGGAGGAAACGAAATGCCTGTAATATTTGTAGATTGTTCAGAAGAATTAAAACAAATTGCTGTAGAAGATTCAAAGAAGGAAGAATTAGCCATATCAGCTTATGTTAGACAGTTGATATTGAGGGAGAGAAAGAGGAAGGAGAAGGAGAATGTCACACTACAGCTACCACAACAGACTTAAGCAACTACTACGCACACAAAAATATATAACAATAAAAGAAAATGATAATCCGTTCTCTTATAGGTTTTTGTTTCCTGAGATAGGAAAAAGTATGCCGATTAGACCGTATAGGGTTGTAGAGTATTTTGATTATTTGAATTGCTAGGAGGGAATTAAAGTGTGGGTTTTTAAAAAAAAAGATTTAATAAATCTTTTAGAAGATATAAAACGTCCATCAAAGACAGAAAAAATGGTTTTATCTTATTTATCAGAAGAAGAGAAATCAGGATACTATAAATTGTATGGAGATAGTGTTGATTATATTAAAATGGAAAAACTAATTTTTTAGCTTTTGTGTCATATTAAAACATGGAGGAAACTTATGTGCGTAAAAGTAAAATGCATGGAGAAAAGTTGCAAATATAATGTAAGCAGTTTCTGCACTACAAAAGAAATAAAGATAGATTATTTTGGTGGGCATATGGTTTGTGTGACATTAAAAGAAAATGATTGATTAACCAATAGAGTTTAGAGACTAATCCTCTAACTCCCATATCTCAATAAAGGAAGGAGGGGAAAGGGTGAGAGAGATTAAGTTTAGATTATGGTGCAAAGAGAAAAAAGAATGGGAACAGAATTTGTGGACATTGACTCCCGATGGAAGAATTTTCGATATGCAAAGAAATTGTTTATATAAAAATAATGGAAATCATATATTAATGCAATTTACAGGACTCTATGATAAAAGCGGCAAAGAAATATATGAAGGAGATATAGGAAAAACAGATTTTGCGAATATGATAGTTTCTTATCAAAAAGATTGGGGAACTTATATTTTAAGCGAAACTTTGTATGATGTTTTTGAATTTTGGGTTATAAATGCATATAAAGGCGAGTTAGAAGTTATCGGTAATATTTACGAAAACCCCGAATTAATCCTCTAACTCCCATATCTCATTAACACTAACACCAAGCTTCTGTGAAATAAGCAGAGCATGATAAAGATCGGGAGGAAAAACTCCTTTTTCCCATTTATAATACAAAGTTCTTTCTACTCCAAGGTGCTCTGCGAAAGCTTTACCAAACCGAAAACCGTTTTGTGTTCTGTAAAATAGAAGTTTATTTTTAAGCCGTTTATTTTCCATTAATCGTACTCCTTTATATACCAAATTTCTTCAACTGGAATTTTTAATATCTCAGAGATATTTAATGCATTGTATAAAGATGGAGAGCCTTGCTGTTTCTCCCATTTATAATAAAGCGTTCTATCTACTTCCAACATGTCAGCAAATCTGCTTAAGTTGTCTATTTGAAATATCTCAGTGCGAATATAGTAAAGTTTATTGTAAATTTTCTTAGACATAAAATCACCTCATAAATATTATGTTCGATATATAAAGTGAATATCCTGCAACAAAGGAGTGAAAAAAATGAATGATTATCGAGATAAGTATTGCAAAATAGATGGTAAAACCATTAGCAAGTGTATTGCACAAGACTTTCGTTCTGGATTGCTATACTTCCCTTTAAAAGAAGAAACAAAGTTTTTAGATTGCGGTTGTTGCAAGGTGCCAAGTTTTCCAGTAAATTTTAACAGAGTTGAAATTATTGATATAGAAAACATTGATGTCCACGATATATTATTACATACTGCAACTTTAGAGTAACGTTTGCTCTTTATGAGTTAGTATTGCCACTTTATTTGAGTTTTAAGCAGGGGATAGGTGGGAGTTAAGGGTTTGTATGGGTGGGGAGGTTGGGAGGATTGTAGGGGAATTTAGAGGGGGATAAGGAAAGGAGGAGGAAAAGTGACTAGAATAATATGCGAGCATAAAAAAATGCCAGTACCTTTGAAATATTGCAGATATAATTGCAAAGTTTACGAATGCGAGTTTAATAATAAGAAGGAGACAAAGTAATGACTAAAGTTATAGATTTTGAAAAACACAAAAGAACAATTAGCCTACCTATATGCGATATGTGCGAAAAGAATGGAAAAGACTGCTTGCCTAATGCAGAAATTTGCTTACCTCTTGAAATGTTAAGGCAACTATGCAAAGAACATAAATGGAAAACAAAACTGGAAATGATAGATAATATTGCCCCTCTATTTTGCGATATAAGGCTTTAGAAATAAGGGGTTAAGGTGATAGGAAGGAGGGGGAAGATGAAAATATGTCAAAAGCAATTATCGAAAACAGTAAAAATAGAAGATGACCCGTTTATTGGTATATGCAAAGTATATGAATGCAAAGTATTAAAAATGAACTTTCCTGCTTTATTTGATGTAACACTAGAATCATTAATCAAAGATATTTGTCATAGGTGTGAAAAGGAAAATTGGGAGAAACGGGGGTATTAGAAAATGGAAAAAATAAAACCTTGCCCTTTTTGCGGCGGAGAAGCGGAAGTAATATATTTAGAAAAACTTCACAGTTTTAGACCGCATTGTAAAAAAATTGGTTGTATATTATGGTACCCGATATGGGATATCGAAACAAAAGAAGAAGCTATAGGGGAGTGGAATATAAGGGCAATTTGACTTTTTATAAGGAAATAAAAAAAGAGGGTGCATAATAGCACCCTTTTACTTATCGTCCATAAACCCTTTGTTTTGAGTTGTAGGCGAATTTAATATTCCCGCTAATACAAGAATGCCTAACGCTCCAATAACTAATTCGTCATAATTAACAGGCAATACAAGCCTTATGTCATAAGTGCCTAATGCTGTAGACAACAAGGGGATGAAAGCAAAAATAGCAATCCATAAACCGTAATTTTTAAATCTCATTTTAATTCCTCCTAAATATTAATTTTATTAATTGTCTGTTTTAATTCCCTTAAAATTGATTTATAAGAGAATATAGTTTTTTGTAATTGTTCGTAGTTGTAATTAGCTACATAGTAAAATAACTTGCCAAGTTCAAAGTTTTTTCCTGGGCACGTGGTATTCATTAAGTCACCATGTTTTTTAACCTCCAATTTATATTCCTGACATAAAACAATAGCTAATTCAGATAAGGCTAGGTATTGTTTGTCCGTCGGGTCCTCTGCTTCAAAGTTACCTACCAAACACACTCCCACACTTTCGCGGTTTGCGTTACCTACATGATAATTTACGGTAGTGAGGTTGTTTACTTTGTAGATCGTGCCATTTTTAGATATTACATAGTCGTACCCGATTCCAGGCCAGTTCCTTGCTTCTACATGATATTTTGCAAAGGAAAACGCATCACCCTCTGCTGTACCGGAATGATGTATAACTAAGTACTTCAATTCTGACAATTCCCTTTTAGCGTATTGTTTTGTTGGGTGTCTGGGTAGTTTGTCTACCAAGTTAATAATTTCCATGTTATCACCTACTTATATTTTTTCTTTAAGTCTTTGATTCTCTCGGGGCCTATTCCGGAAACTCCTGTATTGTACTTAGGATTACTAAGTAATTCATCTACGCCCTGAGGTTTAAAATCAATGCAATAAAGATAAATTCTTTCTGCTAACACAGGACCTATTAAGTCCGAGCTTTCGTCTATTTCCTGAATACTAGCCTTGCGAATATCATCCTTGTAAGAACACGATACCGTTAAGAAAAATACAACCAAAAACAGACTAAGCGCAATTGCAATAACTTTACAATGTTTTCTCATGCTTTTAGTAGGGTAAAGATTACCCCGATAAAAGTCAGTATCACACCAACTAAAGTGGTAAGCTGAAAATTACGTTGTGAGTTCATGGCATCTTTAATCTCTTTTATGTCCTCCATGCTACCATCCACCTTTGTTTCAATTATTGCTACCTTTCGGTCTAACTCATTGATTTTTTGTTCGTAAAGGCAAGGTTGAGCCAGTTTAATCACTCCCTCGGCTAAAAATGTGGTACAATGGAAAAACAGACTAGGTGGTGATGCACCGAAAAGCCCAATCCTCGGTTTGGGTCTGTCTGCTACCTGTACTTTTTTATAATCGCTTCTACAGTGCTGTTTAAAACCTTTGCGGGTACTATTCCTTTCATAACCTCGGTTGCGTTCAACACAACGTAATCTAGGGTGTGTGTCGCTCCCATTAATTCAAAATAAGGTTTAGGCAATTTCCAATAGTAGAGCTTTTCAAAATCATAAGCTACATTTTCATAGGCTGGGACCTGTGACCGTTCGGAATAAGTAAAATCTAATTTATGGCCTGTTTTATTTGCCCATTCTATCCAGGATGGGTTATTTTTGTTTGGCATTTTTGTGAAGTGCCATATGTGGCCTATTTCGTGTAAACCTTTTTGGCAATCTGTATCAATAAATTTCTGTTCTTCCCACCCGAATAGATTTACATTATAGAAAGGAAGCACCATTAGTTTTTCTGTATATCTAATATGAGGATATGGAAATTCTTTGTTTGGATTATGGCCTAAAATAATATCCCATCCGTTTAGTAGCTCATGGATGGGAAACTTTATTACTTTAAATGGTAGGAGTATTTTGTTTAGGAATAACTCTGTAAATTTTACATGATTAGATTCTATTTTCATTTTCTCAACTCCTTGCTATAATGTGGAAAAGGAGGTATATTTTATGCGTGTTGCAATAATAGCAATTTTAGTGATACTTTTGCATATAATAGGAGTACCTTGGTGGAAATCTGTGGCTGCGGTTGTTTGCGTGATTATGTTTTGGAATTTACCGGGTGTGTTAGGGAAATCGATTAGTAGGAGGTGGTAGAATGCCCTGGTGGATTGTTTTTATTTTATTTTTTGTCCTGTTGTTTAGTGGAAAGTTTTTTGAAAATCAGGCTTGGTTTAATTATGAAAATTGGTTTACTTATGTTGGATTGTTTATTTGTGCAATTCAAATACCAAAACTGATTAGGTTCCTGCGTAATCCTAAAGATATAGAAGAATATAAAAAGTATTGGTGGGAGTACAAGAAATAGGAGCATATTATTTGCTCCTATTTCTATATTCCTCTTCTAATTTTTTAATATCCCTAATCAGTTTCGACCTCAGTAACTTTCTTTTTTCTTCCGTCATGTCTTTTTCTTCTAAGGCATCAATCTTTTTATCTATTGTTGCTATTCTTCTATCAAGCATTATCCCTTGATATTCTTTAGTTCTCGCTTCGCCTTTTAACCTGTTGACATCTGCTGTTTGCTCTTTAGATAAAACTCTTCGATTTTTGTCAAAATACTCTCTAGCTTCTGGAAAAGAATACTGACCAAACAATGCGCCTTTAACAGCATTAGAAGTATTTTTTTCTACAGGGTATCTTAGTTGGTCGTTCTTATAACTACCACCTTTATTATAAGCATTTACGCCCTCAACTGTTTTCTTTAATTGTCCTGCTGGTAAATATGCGGCAGGCATACCAAGGTATAAAGCAGGCTTAGAAAGTTCCTTCCCCCAACTAGTAGTACCCTGTATTGCACTCCTTGCATCGGGCAACGCCACGCTAACTGGTATTCTCCCCCCACCTGTAAACGCTCCAATGAAAGGCAATTGATCTAAAACGCTATCTGCCAAATTTATTGTTGCATCTGAATTATCTATACTAGGGTCTGTGTAATCCTCATAGGCTTTTTGAATTATTCCCAAGATGTCAAAAGCTGGTCTCCTGCCTATTGCTTTTTCATAGAGTTCATTAAACACATATCCGTATACAGCTAATTGAGTTAATGCGGAAGCAGTACCTAGTTTGCTGTAGTTTTGTGGAATGTCTTTAAAAGCAAATGATAGTTGATTGTTTACTTCTAGTTGAAACTGAGAGATAAAGCCTAATGTTTTGGAATTAAATAGGGTTGGCGTGCTACCTAGTGACCTGTCTGCTAGTATTTTGGCTGCCCACTCGTCAGCTTGCTTCATGGCCTGTTCCGGTTTTAACCCTTTGCCTATAAAGTCATAATACTTTGAGCGAACAATAGTCTGAGAAGTCAGGTAATCCACAGCTCTCAAAGGTGAAAACATCGTATTGGCTACCTTGTCACCCACAGTCATTGCTAAAGGATTAGAACCAACCCTGCGTACTAAAAAGTCAGATTGCTGTGTAAAACCATCATTCTTAAGAACATTAACCATTGTTTCGACTAACCCACGAACAACATGATCTTTTCTACTTGTAGCCAAAAGTTGTGTCATAGGTATAAAGTTAGTTAAGGCTGTAGAGACGTTTCCTGCTACCATACCATAACCTACTTTGCGTTTTGCCCAATCCATAACGCTAAATATTTTTCTGTTTACTAGGCTTTCCGCTACTCTATCAACAGTATTCTTTTTTCCTGCTAACAGATTAGTATATTCTCTTAGTTGAGCCACAAAGTTAGAAAGATGCGTGGTGTCTTTAAAGCCTGACCTTATGTTTCTTTCTAGTTTGCGTAAGTTTTGAATATTGTCTATGTGATACATTAGCCTACTAGAACCTTCTATATAACGGTCAAACCCTTCCAGCGCATCGTATTTTGTTAATACGCCTTTACGTTGTAAGGCATTTTGAAAGAATGATTTTCCAGGCTTTAAGTCCATTGTTAAGCCATTAATATCGGTTGGTAATGAGTACTCGTTCATATTGATACCAAACTTACTTAACAGGCCATCTATTTCGTCAAAATGTGGAAAATAGTTTTCCCTCTTAGGTATAGGCTTGTAGCCATTTCTCGTTAGTGCTTCATTTAGCTGAGTTAAAAAGCTATCATATTTTTGTCTGAATACTTTTTCGGCTTTTGCAATCTCTTGCCACCTATCGGGAGCTTCTCTTTTTAAATCTTCAAGAGTATAGCGTTTGCCTGTAATTTCTTTTCCTTGCTTATCAAAAACTATTCCTTCACCGTATTTCTGTACTAATCCCATTTCTTTTCTGGTAAGGTTTAGGTTTTTAATATCATCCCTTTGAGTGTTTAAAAACTTAACTCTTTCTGTTTCCGACTTTTGGACAGGATTAAAGTATTTATCATTAATCTGCTGAGCAACTTTTTTGTCAGGAACAATATCTTCAATGTTTCGTTGCATGGTTTCTCTGCTGTATTGAATACCTATTTTTTTGTCTTTCCAATTAACAGCATCCCTTAAAATGGGGTCAATGTCATATTCTTTTAAGACTTGCTTTGGAATTTCCTCGCCTTTAAAAAATGCTTTACTTACCTGTTGAAAATGAGGATCAACTTTTTGCCCTGCTTTTTTCTGAACTTTAGCATATTCATCAAATTGCTGTTTTGTCATTTGATAGGGTTTGGGATTTTTAAGTGTCATTGGTATTTCTTTTTCTAGTGTTGCCGCTACTTCATTTAATGGCAAATTAACTGGTGTTAAATCTGGCTGTAATTTTTGCTTAGGCACCTCAACAGTTTTCTTAAATCTTAACGGGTCCGATAATTGAAAATCTTGTGCTGGTGGTAACGCTAACTTACCTTGCTTTTCCAAAGAAAAAACGCCTTTTGGCGTTTCGATATTTGAGGTTATTTTTTTTTCGACACCATTTTGTAATGGCGTTCCTTTTGTTATAGTTGAATCCCAATATAAACCTCTATAGTCTTCCTTGCTTATTCCTAATTCCTGTAACTTTTTCTGTAATTTTTTATCAAAATCAGCATGGTATTGTTTTGGAGTCATAGGTTTTTTGGACACTAATTTAACTGTGTTTACATCTAAAATAGGCTCTCCGTCGGAACCCTTTGCTATTTTATCGCCTTGCACATAGTATATATATTTAGCATCAGAATCAGCTTTCTTTGCTACAGATAAGCCGACTTCTTCGTAGCCTTTCCAATGATTTTTTGAACCCCTATGGGTACCATTTTTTAGGTGTATAAAATCGTCAGGATTGTCGCTTACTCTAACATATACATTTTCAGGTAATGGGCTAAAATAATTTTCTATATCCCTATTAAGATGTCCTTGTAAGCTCCGCATGTCTCCAGGAGTTTTTGCATAAGCATGTATTACTACTTGTCCGTCTGGCGTTATGTCTATATATCGCTCGCCATCACTTTGAACATGCTGTATTTGTATCCTGCCGTCTTCTCCTCTTTTTAATGCTTTCTGCATACCGTTCACCCCTTTAGGTGAAAGTATACCAGATTTAGTAGAATTGTCAATATTTGTAGATAGTAAGTTTGTTTTGTTATTTAATTCTGGTTTTTCAAATCCCTTTGGCACTTGCTTTTTAAACTTTAAAGGGTCCGACATAGTAAACTCCTGCCCTACATTCAATAACCTTCCACTTGCTGTAGCTTCACCCTGCATATTAGTCAATACTTTCCTTATCGCATCTCTTTGAGTAGGGTTCATACTATCCCAGTCTACGCTCAATTCTTTTGCTAGTGCTTTCTCTAACACCTCAGCAGCTACATTTTGCCCCTTGTATCGTTGCATAACTTTCTTGGCTATGTTGGATAACCCTGCTCCTGCTCCCATTAATAAGGGGTCAAGTACTGCGCCACCTAAGATATATGCTCCTGCTCGCCGTAATGCTTCTTTTGGACTATCACCTTCTACTAATGAATGAACAGGCGAGACTAATCCTCCTGTTGTTGCTCCTCTTAGTCCTTCGGTTGCCATTAGTTTTTTAGTTGGAGATAGTTTGGAAATAGCACCTGCCACTTTTGGAAGTTTTGGCGCAAGCTTTTGCCCAATCTTCCCTGCTACTCCATACCCTGCCATCCATGTAGGCAAATCTCCCACTAAATTTCCTGCGCCATATGCGATCTTTTCTCCTGTGGTAGTAGGTGTGAAGTCAATTGGTTTTTCAAATCCTTTATACTCTCTGTACCAATCAGGAACTATTTTATCAAGGGTTTTGATTATTGGGGTTGATTCAATGCCTGCGCGAAAACCTTTGCCTAACTCCCCACCACCTGTTAATGCTTTGCCCTCTGCTTCTAAGTTGCGTTCGCTTAGTCTTTGATATGGTTCGGATGTTTTAATAATAGGCAAACGCTTTTTTAGTCTATCAAGGAGGCCACTTTCCGTAGATGCTGTTGGTTGCTGTGTTTGACTATATATTGCATCCCAATTTCTACCCTTTTGCTGAGTGGGTGCGCTAGTTGATGTTTCTGGTTTGATTCCTGCTTCGCTGTATATTGCATCCCAATTCCTAGCCAATTTTAACACCTACTTTCCAAGGGGAAGTCCATTAATTATAAGTAATCTGTCTATTTGATCTTCTGGTATTCCGTTTCTTTCTAAACTAAGAATATAGTTAAGCATTCCAGAAGTATCACCAGCACGAGCAGAACTTCTTAGTTTTTCTAGTTGCGATTGATAAGGCTTAATAGCCTCGTCTATATTTGTTGGCTTAGTTTGCTCTTTCCCTACATTCTCCGCTTGCGCCCTATACAGGTCAGCCTGTGCATTAATCCTATTTAACTCCGCTGTTGTAATATAAGGCTGGTTAGCATCACGCCTAAGTTTGGCTATTTCAAGTTGTTGCCTTTCGGGGAATCCTTCTAATTCTAATTCAAGCAATTTGTTAGAAAGTAACTGTTTTTGAACAGCAGGATTGTTTTGGTTTTGATCCCAAAGTAACTGTTCCTGTTCAAGTTTATTTTTAGCAAAGGAATTAAACTGGTCTAAGCCAATCCGCTGTACTTGTAAATCCCTGTCTGCGTTTTGATTGAATAGGTCTAGCATACCCTTACTGCCTTGTGCCGCTAATTCATTAACAGAAGCAATTTCCTCTGCGCTAGATGCGTTTCTGACTTGGTTCATTTGGTTTAGAATTTGGTTAATTGCGGTAATTTGTTCTCTAGACAAGGTTTGTTCCTGTTGGTCAATACCTGTCATGTAGTCTTGTTCCTGCTGTCCAATGGCACCCATAGTGCCTTGTAGTTGATTCTGCAATCCTACATTAGCGGTTATATTTTCGCCACCTGCGCCTAGCCCTCTAGCAGCCATTAACTCCCTTAAACGCTGTGCGGATTGTGCGCCTTGCATATCTGCCTGAGTACGCTGTTGTTGAAATTGCCTTGGCGCTTGCTGTCGTGCTTGGTTAAGTCTGCCGAATGCTTCGGTGTACTGATTTCCTATTACACCTTGTTGATCTTTTAATCCGCTTAATTTTATATCTCTAGCAGAGTTAATTCGTGCTGATAGCGCCGCTTGTTGTTGTTGAAGGTACTGGTTAAGTAAATCTTGTTGTTGCTGTAAAGGATTAACTGGTGGTGGTTGAAATATAGGTGGTCTAGTCGTTCCCGATACAGTAGAAGAACTACCTCCACCCGTGCTGCTTGTTACTGTAGTTTGACCTGTATCTTTTGCGCCTTGGCTTGCGGCTAAACTTATTTGTCGCTCTGCTTCTGAGCCTGTTACGCCTACTCTTGATAATGCTTCTCTTAGACTTTCATAAGCCATAAAAAATACACCTCCTTTGGGGTGTTAGTTGGGTACGTGGTTTAAAATTATTTCATTAATTCTTTCTATATTTGTATCATTTTCAATATATACGGTGTTTCCTTGTACTGTAGAAGTGCCATCCGGTTTCAAGGTTTGTATTAAACCCTCTGCTAACAATTCATCCATTAATTGTGCTGGGTTAATTTCTTTTTCTATAATTATTTCCATATTAATCACCTAACCTTATCACGCTTAGTCTGCAAGCATAAGTTGTATCACCACGAACATTCAAGGCTCCTCCGCTATTTTGGTATGCGACAGCTTCGATATAATTATCTACTACAAGAGGTTCTGCGGCAGAAACACTCATGCTAGTTTGGGTTCCCGACACAGCATTTTGAAAAATAGATTTTAAAATTGTGCTGCCACCTTTTCTAACATACAAACGCCTCACTCCTGTTGCGTTTGAATCATATGTCGCATCTGCAACAATTTGGTAAGTTCCCGCTTTTTTAATTGTTACTCTGCTATTGTTAGTTACTGTATCGTGCATTGTATCGCCATCTACTACTTCTGTATTCATAGCTAAAGCGGTTAATGTGCTGTCTGCAATAGCTTGGCTTGCGTTATTGTATACAATACACTGGTTGTTTGTAAAATCTGTTCCATATTCTGCAATTGCTGTTTCGTTTGCGTTAATTGCGGTTTTTTGAGTACCGTTCATAAAAGTCTTAATTTGATTTAAAACCGTCATAAATTGCGCTCTTGCTGCTGTGCCGCTTCCAGGTTTTGAAGGAAATGAAGTTGTATTGTCTAATCCATCTGTAGGCGTATAGTTAAAATCACCGATTGCCATAATATCACCTCTACTTTATTTTCCTGTTGATAACATACTGAATGACTAAACTTAACAAAGAAAGGGTTTCATTCAGCACATTATTGGAAAACTCAATTTGAAAATACTGTACTTTTTTAATCTTTGGTTTACGTTTTATAGTAGGAGCGAATCTTGAAACTCCCCAGGTAAAATCATCCCAATCCCAATTATCCCAATCAAAAGAAGATGCGGCAGTTGCAGGAACCGTTGTAGAATCTAACAAATCACCGTTATCATTATAGTAGCGAATTACAATAGAAGAATAAGTATTTGCTCTAGTGGTAAACCAAACCTCTGTGATGGTTTTTAAGTAATCGGGCAAATTGAAATTAAATAACTTAGACCGCCACACTCCGTTGATGGCATCGCCAAAGTCGTTGTAGTTTTCGATAAATTTAACTAAATCACCTGTTGTTCTATCCCCGGCATAAAGCACCCTGTTTAATTCTAAAAAGCAATTAGCATTAATGTTGTCGTAAGGGTACCAGGCTAAAAGCTCGTCATTACCCTGATATGGAGTTTGTTCGTAATCCCACACCCACACCTTAGAACCCACGCAAAACCAATACTTTTTATCATAGTCTACTGATGTAGCTAGAAGCAAATCCGCTTTTTCTTCGTCTAGGATCCCCGGTCTAAATGGACCACCGTTAATATTAGAAGAAATAGGCTGAACATTTCTTTCATCCCTTATTTCGCTACTTCGCAAAATGTGAATACCCTTATAAGTGTTAGCGAATACCGGTTCGTTGTTGATAAGCTGTACTGTATAGGGCATATCGCAACCTATTTCTGAGTTAATAGGCTTGGTTGGAAATGATACTGTGCCATCGTCTTTTAGTTGATAGTTGACTGAAAAAACAGAGCGTTCTTTTATGACAATTAAAGTGTCATACTGCTTGATGAATACAGTGATAGCCTCATAGTCTGAGCCTACTTTGTTGAAAGAGTTCTCAGGCCAATAGGTAGGGTCAAATAGTCCTGAGTACCAATACCAATTTTTATAAGTAGAGTTTCCGCTTACAAATACCCTTGTGTCATTTTCTCCACCATAGATAGCGAAGTATTTGCAACCTTTTATTCTGTCTGCCATGCCCGAGACTGTTTTAAATGCTTTTATCTTGACATTGTTCGTGCCAGTTGCAGGGGCAATTAACCAAGTTACCACGCCTGTAGTGCGGTTGACTGTGAAGTGTGTAGTTTCCACTTTGTCGTAGGTTATGCCGGCATCTAGTGAAGCGGTAATAGCTGTAGCATCTAAACCTGTTAGAGATAGTTGATAATTTACACTTGTGTTATCACCACTAAAACTATCAATAAACCCTGCTGATAATAAGTTGAAATCCTCGTATGCTGTACCCCCGCCTGCTGGTTCTCTGCCTAGCGTTAATGTCGGAATATAGCCTACTACACTCGCGGCACTTGTACCGTTCCACTGAGAGTACTGGGCACCGTTTAAATAGTACAGAATATCATTGAACACAAAAAAAACACCCTTTTGAGATGTTAGGCCTGTTAATATTGCGGTTTCTGTTGTGCCATCATAAGTATAAAGTTTAGTACCTGCATGGACTACCCATTTATCCTTAAAGTAAAACTTAGCATGTATCGGGCTTTCGGGGAAAGTGTGATATACTTCCTGCCCTCCCCTTTTAATTAAAGCTCCTTTATCGTCTGCATTAAGATTAAGCATATACGGTGACTGAGTGTCATTTAGCTGATTCTCAATATATTTATAACTCACACCACCGTTAATAACATCTAATCTTAATTCGGGAGTTGGCTTTGGCTGACTAGGAGGTAATTGCATAGGTTTATACATTTTCATACCTCCTTAAAATAGTTTAGTGGATGGGCTGTTGCTAAAAAGAGAATTTTCCACCATGTGAGATCCTTCCGCGACACTTGTCGGGAGGTTGCTTAATTTATTTTGATAAATAGCGAACAAAGTATTTGCTGCGCCCTCGTTTTCTTCTCTAATGGCAAAGCTTGCCATGTAATACGGAATAGGGTCCTGTGCTTCCTCGTCAATTTCAAACTCCACACTGTCTGTTGCATCACTTGCTATTGTGGTGGGCTGTTTGTAGTAATAAACATCAAAACTACCTGTGAAATCATAATTAACAACAAAGGTTTTTTTACCTTCCCATTGAAAATCTCCTAGGTTTCTGTATTGCCTTGGGTCGGTCCGATGGACTACTTTTTTAAGCATAATAAAATCCGTAGGCATTGTATAACGCACATACGGAATATAATCGGGAATATCGTCTGTTGTTGGAAATGTATAGGCATATAAAGCCCTGTTTCTAATGTTATACGGATAACTACCACTAAATCTTACTCGGATGTTATTTGTCACATCGCTTGCGGTAATCAATCCTTTATAGACTGTAAATTCACCCTTGGGAGTAGTATGACTAATGGTTGTTAACACACTCCATACGCCTGTACTTGTTTCTTCTTCAACGTAGATAGTAGCCACTCCATCAACTTCAAAATAGTATGCTTTACTACCTGTGGCTGTGGTGGTGGTGTTATCTGTGCCTAAGTACTGTAATATGTCAAAACCGATGTTTACGCCTAATTGATTAGGTATCGGGTTTCTCGAAAATTGCTTGACTGCATTTATGCGTCTTATTTTAGAGATTTCTTTTTGAGCATCGTCTGCAAAATCTGCGAATCTTAATGTGTAGTCTAGTTGGTTTCCGTCTGTGGAACTAATAACCACACCATTTACACTGTATTCTGCCATTAGCTTTAAAGCTTTTGTTTTAGCTGTTCCAAAATTCATGGGTTTATCACCCCTTTATACGTTCAATGGTTGCACTTTTACTGTTACCGTTGCCCCATCTGCATCTTCTGTGGCAACTATTTTAACATAGTCAGGTATTCCTTTGAATAAAAATACTTTACTTGCATTTGTTTGGTATGACATAGCAGCCATACTTCCTGTATTGGCTAGCTCATAGCAATCCGCGAAAGTGTCTGTCGATGATAAAGCTCCTTGAACTTTAAATGTCCATAGTGCGACAGCTACAGAAATGGCGGCAGAAATTAATATAGCATTATAGCCCCTGCAATCTATTGCGCTAGATGTTGCTGTAGCTTCTATGGCAGAATGAGCAACGGTCACTAATCCTTTTTTCATGTTAATACTTAGACTATTATTGATCGATTGCGCTTCTTCAGAAATATTATCAAAATTTGTTCCCACTACATTACAGATCATATTATCCCTCCTCAGTATATACCTGCTTTATGGTTTTTAATTGGCATAATTTCATCTCCTTAATGATTGATATAATACAGGTATCAATCATTAAGGAGGGTGTCAACCTAGATGTATTGCATTGTTACTGTGATAGTTCCTAGCGCGTAAGATGTAGCAGCACCAGAAGCTAATTTTAAGCAAAGCGCATCTCCCGCTACTAATGACGCTGCCGCAGTTGTTACCGCCGCTTTAGATACGGGTGTGTTTGCTGTGCTTGTTAAATCAAACGCTGCTGCAAGTAATACATCTCCGGCCCCTGGCGCTTCGCCTGTGGTTAATTTTTCAATAGTTAATGTTCCTGCTTGCCCTGCTACAGTTACATGCCTTTCATAAGCTGAAAGTATTTTACAAGCTGCAGGTGCAATAAAAAATGTTTTTGCTACATCTGCTGCCGCAACTTGCGGATATGTTACTTGAAACTTTTCTCCTGCAATAAACTTGCCTTCTGTTAATCCATCTGTAGCGTTTAGCTCCGCTGTGGTTGCTGTTACACCATCAAGCAGGTTTAGTTCCGCTGCGGTAGTTGTAACCGCTACACCACCAATAAACAGTTCATCTTTATCAACTTTTAGACCGTTTGGAAATCTTGTACCGCTCATTTTATCAACTCCTTAAAAAAGATAAGGAGAGCCGAAGCCCCCCATTTAAGCAGGATTGGAGAATATGATCATGCGAGCCTCGGAGAAGCCCATGATATAGTCAGCATAGCCAGTGTACTTAGCTATTAGAGGATTTGAAGATTCTTTATTATACATAACCATAGGCTTAGTGATATTCACGCACTTTGCATACTCTTTTAGAAGCATACTGTCTGCTACTGCCCATTGCTTAGCCGAAAAGCCGAAATCAGCACCGCCGCCTACTACATGGTATTTCATGCCATAAACAGGGTTAGCACCGTTTTCTGCGCTCTCAGGGATTAATTTAGCTTCCTTGCCAAAAAATTCTTTGGCTTTAGGTTCTAACTCGGGAGAGATTAAAACTAAGTCAAAGTTACACATGAAAGGAAGTCCATCAAATGTAACGAAACGGTTTGCAGTTGTTTGTGCTGTAGTGATCGCGGAAATACTAAACTCACTTGTTAGTAAGTTTGAGAATGTACCTGCTCCACTATCGCTAGAAATTGGATGATCAGCGGCTGCCCATGCTTTACCGTCTGCCCCTGCATAAGAAGCATTAAAAGCATTACCAAATAAACGGTAGAAGTCTAATAATCTAGTCATGGAAAGAGAATCCGCTAAACGAGTTCCGGTTCTTTTTGCTTCACCGGACATATCAACCTTAGCTTTTTTGTAGGTAACAGAAACTTGTGCGGCTTTTTCGGCAGGGGTGTAAATTTTAACATAGCCCCTCTTTTGTCCTAGTTCAGTAATGGTAGTTCCGTCATAATCGGGAACCTCGCCATAACCGCCTATTCCTTCTTCCCTGCTGTCAACACGGTCAATAGTTTCTTCGCCTATTACCGCTTTCATAATGTCGGTGCGTTCTGCGTATCTATCGGAAAAACGCTTAGTTACTAATGGGTATAAATCATTCTGCCATGTATATACTTCATTCATGTTAATTCCTCGCTTTCAATTAAAATTAAAAAACACCCACTAAGTGAGTGCTCTATAGAGCTACCATGTAATTGCCGAACTGGTGAAGTCTAAGCATGAAGTAGACATATTCAAGTTGAGTGTCTACATCAATGATAACGATAGATTCGCCACCATGCGCTTTAAGATCAAGGTTTGTTCCGTCAGAGTTCAAGTCCCAACCATAGCCACCAACAGGAGGGAAGATTAGGGCCTTATCTCCTGCTACTACTCCACCTGCAAATGCACCCGTGAAAGTGCCGGAAGTAGTTGCAAAGTCTGTTACAGCGTAAACAGTACCTAAGGGACTAGTTAATGTAGATGCTGTTGCTTTTTCAGTCAGTTTTAGATAGCCCCCGTTATAGGTATCGTCTGCTACTGCGGTGACTTCGGCATCCACCCAAGTAGTCGTGTTTCCGCTGTCTGCGGTGGATACAATGCCGGGCTTGCACTTAAATACTGCTGTTGGGGAGCACTTAACTTTGATTCTCAAACCATCTGCTCTAGGGTTTAAGGTATCGGCTGTGCCTGTGTGTGCTTCGGCTGCAATGCCAAGGTATGGATCGTCTTGGTCAGCATCACCAATAGCAACTACTTTACCTGAAGATAACTTTACAACCTCACCTTGTTCTATTACGGTACCTGTTGCAATGTCAAACTCTCTTTCTACACAATAATCCGAGCCTGTTAAGTCGTAGGCATAGGAAATTTTCTCTGCTGTTGCCATGTTAATTCCTCCTTACATAATATCTTTCAGTAAATCTGAGTAATCCTTAAAGGACATTCCTGCATTTTTTGCTAATGCTTGTTGTCTTTGGGTTAGTCCATGAGTAGCACCTGCGCTGTCATTCTTGGCTTTTCCGCTTGATGTGCTGCGCTCAATGTTAGAGCGTATTTTTGCCATTGTTTCACTCTCTACCCCACCGATAAGGTCCACAAATTCTTCGTATACCTCAACTAATGTAAGTTTGGGGTTACTTTTTTCGTAGAACCGCTTAAATTTAGGGTCGATAGAGAGTTTTTCAAGGTCAATGTCAGCGTGTTTTTCATTAAACTCTTCGATCTGAGTGTCCATTTGTTCGAGTTCTTTTTTCTTGGCTTCCTCCTGCTTGGTTTTCTCGGTTTCCTTCTCTTCAAACTTGCTAAGTTTAGTCTCTAGATCACTAATTTTCTTAAGAAGTTCGGGAGAAGTTCCCTCGATTTTCGCCTGCGTTTGAAGTTCGTCAAGTTCTGTCTGTTTTTGCATCTGTTCTCTTTGCTCCTTAATTGCTTGCCTGACTTCTTGAGGAGTTCCTTTGTACCCAAAGGCTTGAAGATCTTCCGTGATTGCCTTTATGTCCTCGTAGTCTGCATATTTAGCCTTTTCTCGGGCTAATCGCTCGCCTACTATCTTATCAATATCTTCTTGGGTAAAAGTTTTAACCGACTGTTGGCCGTCGTCACCATCAGCAAAGATTTGTAAATTTAACATATATACCTCCAAGTTTAAGGTCCTCGTAGACCATATCTCCTCGTCTTTCCGAGTAGTCAGCCACAAATGGCGAGTTAATTCGATATAAAGAAAAGACACTCAACAAGAATGTCTATTTAATACCTTCTTTTGCTGTTTGAAGCAAGAAACCTAACAAGTGCCACACCTTATCCTTAATCTTATCTAAGCAAATATTCTCCCCTATCTTTTCATTATAATTAGCAGGGTCTACACAAGAAGAGGATTCCACAACCTCAAATCCATTGATAAAGGTAGCATGGACAACGGTAGTTTTCTCTCCCCAGGTATAAGTCCTGTGCTTCCCAATAAACTTGTCTACCATTTCTTGCGTGATAGTATTATTGGTACCTACTTGCATATACGCCTTTTCGAATTGCTCTCTAGGCCTCCATGATACATAACCATCAGGATAAATTACTCTATATCCTTCTGTTGCAGGGTTTTCATCTGCTGGAATAGTCCACCCTCTAAACTTGTTGTACTCTCCAAGATTCATAGGTTCTGCATCTAACATTTTAAATCCCATATACTTTTTCATAATATTTATTCCTCCATTTTAAGTCTGTCGACTATTATTCCGACCTTTGGTCGTCGTCAGCCACAAATGGCAATAAAAAAACCACCTAATACTTTTTAGATGATTTACCAGTTTTCTTCATTTTTGTTGTCATTAGGTCTTTCATCTTTTTGTTTTTCACGCCATAGCACCTCCCATCATTTCATTCATAATGGCCTGTTGTTCCTCGAGTGGCGCATTCGTGAATGCTTCCTGCTCCTCGGGTGTGAGTTGTGCGAATGCCTGTTCAAATCCTTCTGCCTGACCGTTGGCCTGTGTTTGTTGGGTCAACATATCTATCTGTTCTAAAATTTCCTTCTTTGTTGGTAGGTCAAGTATCTCAACTATCATTTTAACTATCGGTGCGTTCTGCGGTGTTATTTGTATCGCTGAGAGTTCCTGTAGTGCGCTGAGAGTAAATGCTTTAGACTTTTTAATGCCATCGCCTACAGAGATTTCTATATCCACCTTAGGGTAATAAAAAGATGTGTCTGCAAAGTCTTGTTCCATTTCAGGTGGGACTTCCACACCTTTTTGCATTGCGTTCTCCATTAGTTGTTCATATCGTTGTTTGTCAAAGTTCCTCATTTTGTCGCTGTTATATGCAATAGTTTGGTTTTGCTCGTCTTGTTCTTTTCCGCGAACCAATATCATTCTGTCGGTGTTATAAAATTCTAAGGCTGTCCAGTCAATTAATTCAGCTAATCGTCTGAAACCTTGTATTCTGCCTGCCTGCTTAACTAACTTTCGCGCCTGTGCTCTTTCATTCAGTTGCGCTATACCGCTTGCTGTGGTAACTCTGACAGGCTCCTTGCCTTGCGCGCTTTCAAAGTTTCCGGTGGTTTCTTGGATTTTAGCAACTATAAACTCCATCATTTGTATTGAGTTACCTGAGTTAGTGACACCACCCAATCGCTTAACAGCGTTAATCTTGTTGGGCTTAGTTTTCCATATTGCGCCTGGGAGTGACTTGGGTTCCTGCCCTTCGCTTAGTGCATCATCTTCCATCAATACAATGTCGTTACTCATAAACATATTGTTAAGCAGGGCGGTGATAAACTCCCTATCGGCTGCATCGTTCAAAGGCTTAATACTTTCGATTTCGCCCTTATCCCAAAACGATTTCCGCATTGGGATTTTTCCGTATTTGATAAAGGGAAACATCTGATTGCCGCTAAAACGAGTGTTTTTCCAATACTTAGGAATGTGTTTAACCTCGGTTTGGTCGATTACGATACTGCAAGCAATATCCCCTTCATCGTCACGATACCAGTATTCAATTACTTGAACAGTATCATCTAGTTGTATCTCGATGTTGTCTAAGTGGTCGTTGTGATATATTTCGGTATCATCTCGCGCTGCATTGTCGCTAGTGAGTTTATCTATTATCTTACCAAACTCACGCCTAGCTTTGCGTTTATGCATACGGTAGGAGTAGGCAACAAACTCACATTCATCCATTTCATAGGCGTTAGGATCGGGAAACATATTAGCAGGGTCAGGATTGCCTATAATGATTTCACCGATAAAGCCCGGTCCCTTTATGCTACCATCAAACGACACTTTCCAGAATGCGTTACCCAGTTCATTTAGTGCTCGCTCGTTGTCTAGATTTAACTCGTCTATATGATTGTTATAAAGAATGAAGTCTACAACCTGTTCCCGCACTTTTGCTTTCTCGCTGTCTAAGTCATCATCCCGGCCATTAAATTGCATAGTCGGCACTACATCATCAATTTGAGTTTCAACGTGTATGAATGCTTCCGGGAGAACCGGTATATCCTCGCCAAAGTCCCAACCGTACTTATCGGCTAATTCCTGTATTTGATTCGAAGTATAGTGAATGTTGTTGTAATAATCGTTGAGTGTTTTAAATTTCTCTGTGATAGGGTCCTTAGATGTTTTAGCGTTCTCGTAATCTTCTATGCCCTGTCGCGCTCTATTCTCAGCACTTGACATATCATATTCTTTTTTAACGCCTGAGAGTTTTGTTATTGCTCGCTTTGCTTTATCTAGCAGCTTCATTTAATCACCTGCTTTTTTATTTTTCGGTTCTTCTGTAAGTTTCTTCATTTCGTCTAGTTGGGCATATGTGAGGTTGCCCAAATATGTGTTGCTGTTGTAGAGTTGAAACATTTTGTTTGTTTTATCTTGACGGTATTCCATGTTAATCCTCCTTAGATTGTTTTAAATGATTTCTTATTCTTTGTCATGCCTAGCTTATCAAGTAGTTTTTCGGGTGGTTTAATGGGTACCTCGCTTACATTAAAGGTTTGTTGTTCTCTGATGTGCTGGGCTATTAACCAGGACATAATTAGATCATCATGGCTTCCTTCTTGTGCTTCTGCCCTGCCTTGTTCATTTCTGACGAATGTAAGCATTTCTTCAAGGGTTTTAATGTCGTTTAAGATATGTGTTGCTTCCCTGACTATCTCGACACCATTTGATATAATAACTGGCCTTGTTAGTTTAGTAGTATGAAATCCGTATTTTTTTTGTAACTTCCCTGTAAACGTGTCCGGTACTTCTCGGTTGTATTGCTTATAATAGCCTAGCCTAGATAGCTCCATTGTTGGGTATGTGCTGTAGTTTGTTTCTATTCCGATTAAGGCCATATTGTAATGCTTGCCTAGGCAGTACATTTGTTTAGTGTATAAGTCCTCGTCAAACTGATGATGTAATATTGCTACCTGCTTTCCTGTGGTGTTGTCTAGGACCTGCCCTGCAAAGTAGTCTGAGCCTTCCCCTGCTGTATCTCCACCTATGACATACGGATAATTCTCTTTTACATCTTCATGAATTGTGATATATCCAGTTTCATCAGGGATAAATCTAATGGACTTATCAACTATCTTTTCATTTTCGTAACTATAAATAAAATAACCTCGGCTAAGAGGTTTTTGGTTTGCTAGTTGATGGATTCTAATTGATACCTTTTGAGAATTGAAGATTGTTTTTCCTGTTACTCCCCACTGGCCGAGGCAATATACCTGGTAATAGTAAGGATCTGATTCTTTAAAACCTTCTAATACTTCTATATCTTCTTTAGGGAGAAATTTATTATCTTTGTAAGTTGTCTTAGATACTACCGCTTTGGGCTTTTTTGTATCGAAAAACTCTTTCTTTAGCCAATGGGTTATACTCACCGGGTTAAAGGTTAATATAATCTGCTTATAGTTTTTCGTCTGCCCTCTTAATCTAATGTCAAGCTGGCGAAAATCCTCCGGTAGTAATTCGCTTGCTTCTTCTATCCATATAGAGGTTACGCCTTGAATAGATTTCAGTTTCTCAACATCATCCAGCCCGGCGTGTATTATCTGATTACCATTTTTACAGGTGATCTCCATTTCTGTTTTATTAGTTGAAAATAGTTCAGATAAGCCCCAGCTGTTTATAATCGCTCTTAGTAAAGAGAATGTACTCTGCCTAGAAGTCTTGGCCACTTTACGCACAACTAATATTTTATGATTATCCTCGGTCAATACCCGGTAGATTATTTTCTGTGCTGCGAATACACTCTTGCCACTACCACCGCCACCCATTAAAACTAAATAGCGATTATCGTTATTATATAGTGGGTAGAATGTGTCATTTGTAAGTTGTGGTAGTTCTGTTAGGTCTATGTGGTACATAATTATTCACCCTTTGTATAATAACCTCGGAATATTAAACACTTTTATACTTTTTTATGCATAATTATAAATTTTCGGGCTTTGTAACTTTAATAGTTGTTGTTGAATTAACATTTGCATCTATTTCTTGCTTATCTCTCCAATATTGCGGCTGTCTATTCTTTAACCAAAATATAGCTGCTGTTGTATCGGGTGCATAATGTTTAGTAATAGCGGTAGTTGTAATTTCTCCTTGATAATTTGATATATGCACATCTGGATGCTCGTAACCTTTTGCCCTATGGAATAACTTTTGTGCAATTACTGAATCAGCTTCTATCTTTCCTTTTTTTAGGGATAAATAAAACTCTTTATGTTCCTTCTTCCAATTATTGATAGTTTGCTCTGATACTTCAAAAAAATCTGCTAAATCTTTATCTGTTGCACCAAGCAAACAAAACTTGTAAGCTAAATCATTATACTCTTTTTTATACGATGGATTTCTGCCACCGCCTTTATTGCCAGCAGCATACTTATTCCCTTTTTTAGCTGGCATACTTCTCATTCCCTTCTATCCTGCTATCGTAATTTTATTTCCGCACTCACATTCAAAATCTATACTTACGTCGTGTACATCGTAATCGTTGGAATAAGCATCAATTATTATTTGTCTATCTTTCCAATTATTTATTTCTTTTTCTCTGCCACACATGGAGCATTTTACAATAAACATTTACTTCTCCTTATCCCCCTCTAGTTTTATCTACAATCGATTTAAATGATGGGGTTAATGTATTTGTATGTGTTGCTTTCATAACTCTTTAAAATGGATATTTGCACTTGTCGAATATTGTCGGAAAGTTTATTTAAAATTTATTGTTTATCCTATTGACTATCATCTGCTATCATGCTATCATGTGATCAAAGGTTAAATAAATTAAACGGAGGTCGCGAAAATGAAAGAATTAAAAGGTTCGGAAAAACAAATCGCTTGGGCCGAAAAGATAAGAGAAAACCTAATTGAACAAGTCAATGATAAGTCAGTACCACAAATTTATCATCTTTTTAATACCAATACTCCAAAGGTGCACAAGTTTATTAATGAATTAAAAAATCTTAGAACCGAAAATGAATATCTAAATAACCAAATAGTTGTCCGTAAAATCCAATTGTTAATCGAGGATGAAGAAAACGCAGTTACATTTATTGATAATCAAAGCTTAATGTCATTTTTAAGAACAATAATAAAGTAGGAGGTGCCTATGAACCGCAAAGAACAAAAGCAAATTATCTTACGCTTGCCTGCTGATACTAAAAAGCAACTGCAACTAAAAGCCCTGCAAAATAATATCTCAGTACAGGAGTTGCTAGAAAAATTCGTTAATGAATATTTAAAGGAGGAAAATTAATGATAGCCACACTAATTAAACCATTAAAAACAGGAAATAAGAAAATAACAGGGCAAGTTATACAAGACGGTTTTGATCGCATAACATTAGTGGTTATAGATAAATACGGAAGTAAAAATATCAAAGGTTTTAAAAAGTCTGCTTACACTATCCATTATCTAAAAGAAGCCGAATAGGGCTTCTTTTTTTGCAGAAGCACCCACCCTTGCAATCTCCGCATATTACCCGCCTTCCGGCACACCAAAATAAAATAGACAGCCCATTTTGGGATGCCTATTTGTGTTATAATCCTCATTTATTCGGCCGAGGTTTACCGTAATACATTTTTAAAAGAAATTGAAGGTTTCGACACCTAAAGCATATCACACCTTAGTCAACTTTACTGTTCCCTCTTTGTTCCTTTGTAAGATTCATATTCTTCTTTCTAATCCACCCATACGCGTAGTTGAGTTCCTCGGATATTTCCTTGAGAGTTTTCCCTTCGATTAGTCGCTTGTGTGCTATTTTATAGTCTAATCCCTCTAAGTTGCCAATAAACTGTTCTATTAACTGTTGGCTTCTCTCTTTGTTTTTTACCACCTGTGTTAATATTGCTACGGTGTTCCAAATTTCTTCTGTTTTGCGTACATATTCTATAAATGGCATCTTCCCGTACTTATGTAGCCTTTGTATTGCATAGTATTCCATTTCTAGGTCTTTCACTCGCTCTTTGTAGATTTCTATTTCTGTGCAGAGGTCTTTAAACTCTGAAATGGCGTTCAAATAATCACTCCTCGCATATAGGATAAATACATACATAATTATTTTCCGCTACCCTGTTTTTCTTGCCGCAACCTTTGCACTTTTTAGCTACCATGTTCTTTTTATCGCAACCCTTACACTTTTTAGGCATATAGTTTAACTTGACCATTTCTTCTACCCCTCCACAGTATCAACTTTTCATGCCTTAGTTCAGCCTGTCCACAGATGCAACACATTTTCGCTTGCTTGTGACTTAGTTTGTGCGTGCCTTTTACCCAATGGTGTAGGCACATATTGTCACCTCCTAACTTTCTATATCCGTTTGGTATCTCAATATACTCTGTAGGCTTGATATGCTTGTCTCTAACGCACTCAAACTTGCTACCGCAACCTTATACTCTGCTTCTGCTAAATCCCTTTTATATTTGAGTTCAGCACACTCACCCCTAGCTATATCGCTTATTAAGGTTACTGCCATCTTATTTTCTTTGAGTAGTAATATTTCCACTTGTAAGGCTTTTCTGTATTCCATTTCTGATAGAGCTTTCGCTCGGGCTTTTTCCCATAGGACTTTAATGCTGTTAATTACTCTCTCGCGGTCAGCCATTATTGATTCGGTTATGTTAGTAAGTTCCATCGCCTCACTTCCCTAATTCGAAGATATTTAAAATAACAACATCTGAAAAATTATTTCTTTCTCTAATAAGGTCCTGCACTTCCGGTATATGTCGTTGCTTAAATCTGCAATCCATTGTAAAATCCATACAACCAAAACCATATGTTCCTTCATTTTTCTTAAAATTATAACTAATAAAATAAACGCGATCTCGGCTAAATATTTTTTTTTATTTTATCAATCATTTTCTCAACTCCCTTTTTAATAAATCAATCACATTTCCGTACTTCTTCCTACTCCAATCCTCGCACCATTTCTGTAGTTCCTCGGACTTTTTACCGTTGTGAGTTTCCGAATGACAGTTATGACAGAGCAACAATAGATTTTCCTTACAATGCACCTTTCGTCGCCCCATCCCTGCACTAACTATGTGATGCAGGTTGCCGCCTTTTTGCTTGCATAGTTGGCAGGAGTTGCGGTCACGCTCGTATATTGTTTTAACTAGTGACTTAGGTATGTTTTTCGGTGGCTTAATTGGTCGGTGTGTTTGTTTGGGTACTGGGTAGAAGTTAGGTATATTCATACCCTCGCACCCTTTATGTGTAAATCGTAGTATGCGACACCCACCGCATAAGCACTCCATATGTCGGACTTAAATCCATAGAACCACCCTGGCGATTTTTTAACCCCTACCTCGCCGAACCTGTCAATTAATGCCTGCCTAATGTTGCTGTCTTTGGCTTTCATGGTGTGACAGAGGTTTATTTTTACATCTTTGCGGTAGATTTTTGTTTGATTATCTCCATACTGATAAGCAGTTTCCCAAAACCTACCACTCCAAAATACTGTTTCAAATACCGTTTCCCCTACCGCCATACCATAACTTGCAACCATTTCTAGTGCAAAATGGGTTTTATAATCTTTTTGCATTTGCTTGCTAATTTTATGAATTAATAATTCATTTTGAATTTTTCCAAACTCTACAGGCTTTAAGTTTTCATCCATGGCTACATAAGCACTTTCAAGATTGCCTGGATCTATCGCTAGTATCATTGTTTCACCCCTCATTGATTAGCTTTAAAAAATGCTTTTGCAAATCCTGGCGGTGTAATCGCCCTTCGCTCCTGCCTTGTATAAATTCCGTAATACTCCGGAAATATTTCTTTGCTTTTTAACATTGAGAATTTTATTATTCCTTCGGGCTTTTCTGTTACTGTAGGTTTTGGAATATTAAATTTGCCCCACAAAGCAGTATTCTTCTGATAGTTGTCACCGTATTGCCATGGATTAAAAACCATAAGCGGTTCCTTTAACCAATTCTTTAATAGTCCATTAGCAGGATTTTCTATTGCCCAAAACACAGGATTGCTAGTTAAAATAATTCTGCAACAAGCTGATGCAATTTCAAGTCCTGCCCTAAAATCATGCGTATAATTCCCCTTGCCATGAAAGTGTTTAGCAATACTGAATTGGTCGCAAGGTGTCGCCGCCAAAACTCCATATACGTTGCTTGGGGGGGCAAATAACCTAACATCATTTTCTGGAAGTGTAATAATTCTTACATCATACCCATCTTCTTTATATGGCTTACTCCATGAGCCCGTCCCGCCGCATAGGTCAAGAATTATTTTTTTGGAGTTATCCATCGTTTCACCTCTCACTCTTTTAGATAAACAATTGCCCTTTTTTAGATAAAAAAATTATTCTGTTACCTCGATACTTTGATTGTAATATTCCGCACATTCTGAACATAATTTACACTCCACTTCACCAATATTTTTTATTGTTGTTGCATCATTGTAGCACCAGCGACATTTCTCAGGCTGAATTTTAAATAATGCGAATACTATTAAGGCTATTGGTGTTGCTAGGAATAAGCCTAAAAGAAAACTTGTCCAACTGAACATTGTTTTTCCTCCTTCTTTTTATTTCTCCTTGCCTTTTGTTCTCGGGTTGCGTTAACAAATTTTTTACACCCATAAGATTCACCTATTACACAAGCGTGCAAAATACTATCTGCTTCTTCTAAAGTAATTTTTCTGCCTGTTTTTGATTCAAAATATTCACAGCATTTCTTTACTGTTTCGTGGTTCATATTTTTTTACCATTGTGTCTCCAGGTCCTTGTTTTGTTATACTCCATCTTAATCCGTATAGCTTCATCTAGGTCTATTCCGTATTTACCGCACATGGTAAGTATGCGGATTATTGTGTCTGCTAGTTCGATGGGGATTCCTTCGGGCTTTGTATTACTTTCTTTTCCGTCATAATAAACAATAGTTGAATGGTACATTTTTGTTGGTTCGTTCCCTGATCTATATTCCTCTAATGCTTCCGACAACTCGCTATGTATCAATGCAATTTCTTCTGCAAAAGACACTTCTTCCTCATGCCACCCTTTTAATATTGCGGTTGCATGTGCTTCTTGTACTAGTTTATTTAGCATGGCCTACCTCCCTATATTCTCTAGTTAGGACTAAGTCATAATCTTTAATGCATCGGTATAATACTGTTGTTGATATATTTAAGGCTTCTGCTGCTTCTATTTGTGTCGGAGTGTTGTTGAGTGCGTGAAGTAGTTGTTCTTTGGGTATACTAAGCTTTCTCATATATCTAACCTTCTTTTGTTACTTTTGTATTAACAAACATCGTAACACCGTTAGGAATTTTTAAATTTTCTATTACCGTTTCTTCAACCATTCCCTTTACTTTTTGTAAATTTTTCGGTTCAAGGCTATTGCTTGCATCAATTTCTACAGTTATTTTGTATTTCATATATCTCCTTCGCCCTTTCCACCGCTTCCTTCGCGGTGCAGTTATAGTCAAAGTATATTTTTACTGCTTCGGTGATAATTTGTTCGGTTTTAGAAGGGGATGCTATCCGAATCATAATCTACCTCCGTTCCCATACTTTCTGTACCGCTTTCCACTTGTTCTTTTTTCCGATCTAAAAACCTTACATTCTCGGCTATAACCTCTGTAACCCACTTTTTTTGTCCGTCCTTGGCATCGTATGTCCTAACCTGTAAGCGTCCATCTACCGCAACCAAGCGACCTTTACCGATATGGTTGGCACAACTTTCTGCTTGCTTTGCCCAAACTACTATTGGCACAAAATCAACATCTTGTTGCCCTTCTTTTTTTATAGGCCTGTCCACGGCAAGGGTAAATGTTGCTACTGCGGTTCCAGATGCGGTGTACCTGAGTTCGGGGTCCTTTGTGAGGCGGCCAATTAAAATTATTCTATTTAGCATTTAATCCACTCCTTTGTATTAAATTTGCATTTACAATCTCTGGCGGCTTTACAGGTAATGAGGTGTACTCAACAGTAACTACTCTTTCATATGATATGGTTGCGCTACACCTAGAACACTCATGGTCATCTTCGCTATCTGATAATTCCCAAGAATCATCGTCTTGGTATCCGCAAAAAGGACAAGTAAGATTATTTTCATAATCATTATCTTCCGGTTCAAAATCTATTTCAATTTTCCGTACTCCTGCACTTTTATTAGAATGATTTAAAACACCGGCTGTGTAATATTTATCCCCTACTTTTGCAACTACTCCTAAAGTTAAATCAATGTCTATTTCTCCAATATAAGGATAATTTTCAAGCTCCGTTCCTTTCCTACACCAATTCGAAATATCATAAAGCTTTGTACTCATTTTTTTACATTCCTTTCGATCTAAATTATTCTCAAACAATCCGTTCTACCTTGCCTTGCAGCTTCAACACATTTTAATACATCAACTTTTAACTATCCCTTTTCTACTGGTAATTGTTGTGCTTCTATTACCCATTCGGAAAACCGTTGATAATCTCCCTCAAAAGTTGCTTTAATTCTTCCTGTTTTCCCTCCTCGGTTTTTAGCAACTATAAACTCTGTTTCGTTGTCGTATTCTTCTTCACTGTCCTTCCCGGCCCTCTCCCGGTGAATAAATATTACTTGGTCTGCATCTTGTTCAATGTTTCCGGATTCTCTCAAGTCGCTTAGTATTGGTCGGGTTTGGCTTCTACCGTCAGGCTTTCGTGATAACTGGCTAAGTACTATAATTGGTATCTCTAATTCTCTTGAGAGTTTCTTTAGTGATCTAGTTATTTTACCTATTTCTTGGTTGCGGTTTTCTGCTTTCTCTCCCTCGATTAAGGTTAGATAGTCAATTATTAGAATATCCAGCCCCTTGCTGCGCCTTAGCTTTCTCGCCTGTGATTTTATTTCCGCTAAGTTAATACTGAAATCATCACATAGGAATAAATTGTCTAGGCTAATTTTCGCCACTCCGTTAGTTATTGGTTTAACGAAGTTTTCCGTTTCTCCGGTTCTGATGCATTGAAAAGGTACACCGGATTTATTTGATAAGGCCCTTTCGAGTATTTCTTCCTTGACCATTTCTAAACTAAACATTGCGACGGTGTTTTTATTTAGTGCATTATCTATTGCGACTTGTTCAGCTACTACAGACTTTCCTATGCCCGGCCTTGCACCTATAATAATCAGTTGCCCAGGCTTCCACCCTCCGGTCATAAAATCTAGTTTACCGATAAAACTCCTAACCCTTGCGATGCCATCAGTTTTCTTCCGTTCAAATATCGTTTCTACATGATTAACCATTACGTCATATGCAGATACTAGTTGTTCTCTTTTGGTGTCTCCCAGGTCGTTTAGTTCCGTCTCAAAGGTTTCCTTTAATTCGTCAAGCGACTTATAATGATTACCTTTTACTATTTGCTGAAACTTATTTAGAATGTTAGAAAAATTATATATGTAAGCGTTTTGTTTAATTAGTGATATGTCTTGTTCTAGAGTGTAGGTTTGCTTTGTGGCCAATTCTGTGAGGTACATTACACCAACTTTATCTATTTCATTTTTAAACCTTAGTTGCTCATGTAGTGTAGTTAATGAAATAGGCTTGTCCTCTTGGTACATATTAGATAAGGTTTTATAAATCAATTGGTGTCTTTGCTCTATAAACTCATTAGGCTTTATGTGTGGAATAATATTGTCTGCTTGTCCATTTAAGCAGGAGCCTAAAATTGATTGTTCAGCTTCTTGGTTGTATAAGCCCACTCTCCCTCCTCCTTTTAATCATTTCTTGGTATGCTTCGTATTCTAGGTCTGATGCTGATTTTTGGTTTGCTGGTTTTACTAGCTGCAACTTCTTAAGACAAGTTCCCCACTCTGTATAGTTTTTAAAACTATCGTTCATTTGGCTTCTTGGGTTTGATTTTTTAGTAAGGGGCTTGTCTAGTTTATAGGCAGCAAACTTTTTAATTGCTTCCACTAAATCTAACTGAGGATAGCGTTGTTCTAGTGTTTCAAAATATTCAATATCCTTAGTTTTATCTAAAGGGTAGTCTTTAATTGTTTTTAATGTTTTAATAAATTCTTCTTGTTCAGAAGTCATAATAATACTTTCTATACCTTCTTTAAATTCTATACCTTCTTCTTTTGTGGCCCTGTGCTGGCCCTGTGCTGGCCTTTTGTTGGCCCTTGTTTTCCTCTATCCCTTGCCCTTCTTGGTTTTCCTGCTGGCCCTTTTTATTGTATTTTTCATAATTAATTACTTGATAAAGTGTAAACCTCGGATATTTTTTTATTAATTTAATCATATTATCAGTTATTAACATATCCATTAGTTTCCTTAATCTTTTTTCTGAAATCGAAAGTCTACTGGACCAGCCATTTCTACCAAAAAGGAATTGGCTATAATGTATTGTTATTAATTGACCTTCTCTGATTTCCGTTTTCGGTTCTTTTAAAAATCTAGCTCTGTGTAACATTTCAAACCAAACCTGAAAGTATTCGGCATCTTTATAAATCCAATGTTCTATAATCTCCCTACTTATGCCGATGAAGTTATCCATATCACCACCTACTCGTTTTCAAGTTTATCCGCTTGCCTTTCCCAATAAGTATTAAAGTACTCCTTAACCTTCTCGGGGTGCTTGTCCCTCCATGCCTTACAATAGCGGTTGTGTGCTTCTTTATTCTCTTGGCGATACTTCTTGTTGTAAGCATTCCTAGCTGCCCTTGCCTTATCTGATAATGCCACTTATTAATACCTCCTATTTTTAATATGTTGCAAGTGTTACTCCTATTATACTATCATTGCACTTTTTTGTATATACCAAACTTACTAATATATTCCACAATCTTGAAAATATTCGCTTTTTAGTTAAAAAAAATTATCTTCTCGGGCGTAGATGAGATATGCTTTTCCTGCGGTGTTTGAATCCGCTGTCTATAAAATCATAGTATTGATCGTTGAGTTTCTTTTCTTTTCTGCGTTTATGATCTAGTGCTTCTGTTCTTAGGTAGTTCAAAACTGATTCGGCGTTCAATTCAGCACCTCCAAAAACTCAATAAACATCACCGCAAATATTATTAATCCGTAATATTTAATCAAAATAACCCCTCCGCTTTATTCAGCTTACTTTGTTCTAAATTCATATTAAAAAAAGTAATTTGTACATCTTTTGCTAATTTTAAATTAAATGCTTTTACATATTCTTTTTTAATCTCAAAGCCATGCGATTTCCTTCCTAGCATTTCCGCAGCAAGCAGGGTCACGCCGCTTCCTGCGCATGGGTCTATTACTACATCGCCAACATCTGTAAAAATTTCAATCAACCTTTTTAATATATGTATACTTTTTTGTGTCGGGTGTATTTTTGGCGTTTCATTATCTCTTGTGTAATCCATACAGTTGAATATCATTTTTCCGTTATTGTTGAATTTGGGTAATTTATCCCTATATAGGAGCAAGGCATATTCACAATTACCGACTACTTTCATATTTGCCTTTAATACTTGCGCTGAATAATTCTTTCTGAAAACAAGGTTGATGTAGTGATTAAAACCGTATTTTTTACCTTCTTCAATAAGCATAAATTGTTGCTCAAACTCACAAAACACTATCATACACCCTGCTTGTCCTGCTTCTTTCGGTTCTTTTTTTAGCATTGTATTAACGAAATGCATAAACTCGGGTATTTTAAAATCTTTGTCGGTATCAAAAAATGTTTTTCCAGCTAGCTTGCTTTCTCCATTTTTATTATCACCGTCTTTATACCAACTAGGGCTAGAAGCATAAGCATTAACGCCGACATTGTACGGTATATCTGCAATTATTAACTGTGCTTTTGGTATGTTGTAGCGTTTGTAATTCTGAAAATGATCGTGATAAAGTTTCATAATACCTCCTGTTTGTCCTTTTATTTTGGGTAAAAAGGGGAGGGTTATTCCCCAGTGTCGCTTAATAGTTGAAATATTCAGCAACTGGTATTTTTCATATACCACTTTTTGCATTCAATCAGTTCTATATAAGTCATTGGCTTTGGACAAGGTTCTGTTGGATTTATTTTTATATCTAAAAAATAGCCTAATTGACACTTGACATCATATTGACTTATGTATAGAGCCTTACATCTTTCGCATGTTCTCTTTTGGCTTAACTTAATATTCCCCATTGCCCATACCCTCTTTACTACGCAATTTTTACATACTGTGTTTTAAAAGGGGAGTTTGCTACTCCCCGGCGTTATCTTTATTAGCAAAATATTCATCTAACATATACATTAGTGCTTCTCCATTATCCCCATCCCCACCAGATTTCCAACAAAAATAATCATCACAGAATTTAAAATCATACTCGGCAATAAACTTAAATATTTCAACGCTTCTTGGGTCGTGTTCTATTCCTTCTTCCCATCTTTTATTTACATCGACGACTATTTTAACTTCCATCATTTTTCCTCCTAAAAGGGGAGTTTGCTACTCCCCATATTTGATATATAATAAGTTGTGTTTATTTTGCTGTGGCTAATGTTGGCGCATTAGCTTCTTTTTTATGTCCGCAATCTATAGTCCAGGGTTTTTCCTTGGGTAAGATATTCCATATTTTAATTATGCCATCATCATATTCCATAATATTTACGTTACATTCTGTACTATATCCGTTCTTTTCTAACTCTTGTAATAACTCATGAGTGAGTTGGATAATTCTTTCCATTTCATTTCCTCCTTAACTTATTTTTTTCTGTAAGTAGTTCTTACAATGAGTGTAATTATCAGGTGTCATATCGCTTAACTTTGTTATTTTGTAGAATTTATATATGTCGGGAAGTTTAGATTTTGTTTCTTTGATTAAGTCTTGGATTTCGGTTTCTTGGTCCAGGGTGATGGTTTGTTTCGCTGTTTCCTGCTTGGATTTTCCTGCTGCCGCATTCCCATCATCATCCTCGCCTGTATTAAGTGACAGGAATGAGCCTAGCGAGTACCTTCTAGCGTAAGTTATACAGCTTCCTACCGCTTGCGGGTCGTTCTTAACTGGTTTCATCACTAAAGGGTCACTCTCTAACCATTCCCCTGATTCGTGGATTAATAGGGTTTTCATTATTACGTTCTCGCCATCACCACCGGGTATTTGTAGGATTGATAAGCCATTTTTGGTGAGTACGGGTCTTATTTCATCCACAATATTGTCAAGGGTCGCATAGTTATTTTTAAAGAATGGGTTCTTTGCATCTTTGGATATTTTACTGACTTCACCATTGAATTTAGTTAAGGCTGATGCTAATTTGATAATGCTTTCTGAACTATTCATTTTTCCTCCTATCTAGCGGATACCGCTAATGTAGATTCTTGGTAAAACTCAACACCAGGTACTTTAATTGTTCCGCTACTCATTTTCGCCATTTTGTCTAACTGGCTTTGGTTAATCGTTCTGATCTCCATACCGTTGATATAAGCAGGTACTTGTTCGGGATTAGTTACTCTAGCTTTCCATGTTTTTTTAGTAGAGATACCGCTAACCTTTTCAAATTGAGGGGCCACCACCGTGATGAATGGCACTAATTCTTCCGCTTGTTCCATTAGAGTTTCGGCTTTTTCTTCGTTGCCTTTTTCGATTTCCCTCATGGCTTTAGCTTCGAGTTTTTCGCGTTCCTTCCGAGCTTTCTCCTCAGCTGCTATTCTTAATCTTTCCTGCTCTACTCTCGCAATTCTTTCCTGCTCCTGCTGATATGCCAACATGGATTTTTTAAAGGATTTCTCCGCTAGGTCCAATGGGTCAGTTAGTTTCTTTTTAGATCCAATAGCTTCCTTGTGTGCTTCATGGGCTTTTTTGATGATGGTGTCAAAAAGATCATCGACTTGTTTTCTTACTCCCTTAATCCGTCTCAATTCCTCGCCTACCGCGTTAAATTGCTCTTGGTTTACGATGTTGTACTGCTGTGCTTCCGCTAGAATTAAACTGGCTTCTTGTTCAAGGTGTTCCGCGTTAATGTTTATCATGTTTAATCATCCTCCAATTATATATATTTAGGGCATTTAGAAAGACTTGAAAGTCGCTTTTGTTGGTGCAGGGTATTAGTTTATAACCTTGCTTTAGTTTAGGGTCTAGCTTCACAATATACCGCTTCTTAGCTTTCTCCTTGGTGTGTTCCGCAAGTGCATTTTGGTATGCTGCGGTCTGAGGCCCTACGCTTTGCATATCCACCACCACTGTTGTTTTTAAGTCAACTATCGCTGATTCACCGTAAACTGTGCCGAATCTGTCAATAGTTCCTGCATATCGATACTTTTTTGAATAGGCAGGTTTTTCCGCTGAAATACATTGAAAGTCGGTGTCTTTTTTAAAGTTCTTCCATCCCTCAATGTAGGGTAAAAATTCGGGGTCCGTTATTTCTAGTCCTAGATCATCCATTTCTGTGGCCATATGTATATTGATTCCTAAGTCTCTTTTAGTTTCTAGAACATAAGGATTTATCATTGAGTAATCTTGAGTAATTCCTGCCACTTTTAGTACTGTTGTAACTCCTGGAATGATGATTCCGCTGTAGGTGTACTCGTGCTTTTCGGGGTTAAATTCTAACACTACCGCACCCTCTTTCTTTGATACAACCAATGTATTCTTAAAAACAACCATGCTTCGTAGCTACCTTCCCAGCCACCCTTAAAACCTAAAACAATCATTTGTTTTGCTAACCATAATAAGTGTCGAAAATCTTGAAAAAACTTTTTCATCATCACCCCACCTTTAATAAATAATTAGTTTCTTCCTCAGTAACGCAATCCTCACACACTAACCGCTTTCTTTCATCCTCCCACGTAGCAGGGATAGTACAGTCAATACCTGCGTATATTTCGCTTCCACATCTGCGACATTCTGCGATAGGTTGGGGTTCGGGAGGAGTGTTTGGTGGTTCACAGTAACCTATTGGCATTGTTCATCCTCCTCTATGTACCATTTGTCGCGCATTAATGCTTCAAAATATGTTGGTCTTTCTACTAAATAATGAAGCGCATAATGTAAAGAATTAAAATTAGAATAAGTTAAATATTGACCTTCTACTTTGATGCGCTTCCCTTGTAGCCCTGCTTCGAATGCTTCCTGCCATGTTACAGGTTGTTGGATTAGTTTCCACTCGTCGTTTATAAAGAATATCACCGGTTTTAATTGTTGCTCAAAACCATCCCAAACAAGTCTGCCTTTTTCTCCGATAGCTACAAATGCACCATCGGTGTCTTTGGCTAAATTAAATTTTAATTTAGGATTTTCGCTTAGCATTTTAATAACTTCCCACATTTTATAAATTTTCATCTCTCTACCTCCCCATTATTTCTAAATAATTCAGTTTACCCATAAGGATAAATATTAAGGTTATACCGATTGATAGATATAGTTCTTTGTAGCCGGGTTTTAGTTTCACAGTGTTACTCCTTTGGCATTTGATAGACTATAATTTTTGGCCTTTCTTGTTCTAAATCAAACTTATAATATTCTAATTCTGTTAATGTTTTTTGTATTTCGTCTAATGCTTCCAATGCTCTTTCTTCTGTTAAATATGTGCCAATCTTCACTTCATCCGCTTTTCCTTTGGCAATATAAACACTTTCTTGACATGTATAAATATCTTCTGCTTTAATTAGGTTTTTCTTATCCTGACTCCTAATCCACATACTCACACCCCCTGTATAAAACTACTGCAAACTACATCCATGCGGTGATTGAGTTCTTCTAGTTCCTCTATGTTATAATTCTCAAAGTTTTGGGTTAATGCGGTCATTTTGCTCATTATTTGGGTCATGTGCTCTAGGCGTTGGTTTTGCTTATCTAGTGCTAAGTTCATTTTGTAACCTCCTTAAATTATTTATTAAATTTCAAATAAAACTTCCGCAAATGTTAGTTTGTCGTTTTCCCAATACTCTTTCCAAACCATAAATAGTGGAGTTTGATTTTTACTTTTAAAACCAAATCTAATTTTAGTTTGTTTTTGATAAGATCTAACGGCATCACGCGCTTCTTTTAAACCACTGCCGTATAATTTGCGATGTAAGAAAATCGCATCTATAATGCCGTGTTTTCTCAGTTCTTCTTTCACTAAAGCTTTTCTGTTTCGGATTTTTATTTTAAACATTTCTTTTCCTCCCCTTCTAATAATTTTAAAACCGTGTCTTACTTCTCTATGTAGCCTATATACTCATCGAATTTTTGTGGTGAGATGTAATAAGTCCAAACGGAGCTGAGTTTAATTGCTGTGCCGAATGGTAGCAATCCCCTTTGTAATCCCACCCTTATGAATTGTTGCGATACCTCCATGATTTCGGCAGCGTCTTTGACGGATAACCTGCTCATGCTTCTTTTTTCAACTTTTCAATTATGTAGACTTGGCCTTTCGGTGTTACTCTAGTTGTTTTGAAAAGCAAGTTTCCGCAAGAAGTTTCTTTCCCACCTTGCACTACTTCAAAATATCCTGCATCAATTGCCGCTTGATATGGTTCTGTAGACTTTGACATTATGAGGTTCCAGTCTCTTAGTTTGCGGTATAATCTTTTTTCGCCTATTGTGATGTTTTGCTTACTAGCTATCTTGGCGAGTTCTCTAATGAGGATGCTGTCTTTAGATGCTAGGCAAGTTTCAGCGAATGATAGTAAAGGCTTTGCTTCTTCGATTTGTTTAAGATATTTATCCATCTGCCTTTGTGCCATTTGTAAAGCTCTAGCCATTACCTGCTCGGGGCTGTTCCATGCTTTTTCTACTTGGATAAAGTAGTTTCTCATTTCGTTGGCTTTTTCTCCGCCCGATACCATACAGATATGTTTTGCAATATCTAGTGTTACTGCATAATCAACGCTTGGTCTACCGCCTGTACTTTCCCCCAATATTGGCGTAAAGTCCATTCCGTCTATCAAACCAAGTTTTTCTGCCTGATATTTAAACCAGTTTGTAAAATCCTTATTCATGCCTAGACTTTCATATAAATCTCTAGCACTAACGACCTGACCTTGCTTTTCGTTTGCTTCTATTTTGATTAATTGGTTCATCTTATTCCTCCCTTATCTTTTTCTTGGATCTTTAATTAATAAATCCATTCCGACATCTAAAGCTGATGCGATTTGATATAATTTTTTTAGGCTACAGTCTGCTTTTTCATTAACCAACGAGCTTAGAAAACTTTTAGAAATCCCCGTCTGCTTATGAAAGTTTTCTTGGGAACCGAATTTTGCATCAATCAACTGTTTTAGTAACTTGCCATTTACAAACACATTTACTTCCTCCCTTAATGTCTGCATGTTCTGTCCTCCTTCCTCGTTCATTCTGTACGCTATTTATGGACATTTAGATTAAAAAAATATCTCCGTCTACCTTTATTATATAGGGGGTGTCTTGGAAAATCAACACTATTTGCGAACAAATTTTAATTTTTTTAGCGAACACTAAATAAAGGATTTTTTCACTTTATAAAGAATTAAATTTACGTTGTATGGTATAATAATACTATGTTTTAAAAGAGGGGTGATAAAATGTATGGAGATAAAATAAAAGAGCTTCGCGGAGATATGACAGTCAGAGAATTTGCTAAAAAAGTAGGACTTTCCCCCTCTTATATTAGTGATCTTGAAAACAGCAGAGATAAAAAACCGTCAACTGCATCACTAGAAAAAATATCTAAAGCATGCAATAAAGAAATGGCATACTTCTTTGAGCAGAAAACAGTAAAAATAGATTTAAAACAATATCTAGAACATGCTTCTCCAAAAGTAAGAGAATTATTAGAATCTGATGATGCTCCAAGCTATATAGAACTTGTTGCTGATTTAAAAGAAAAGGGAATAACTCCCGAGGAAATAAAAGGAGTATTTTCTTATGTTGAAAAATACTATTTTAAAGATAAGAGTGAGTAGTGTCGTAAATAATCGATACTACTCTTTTTTTGTCGTAAACTTGCATGTTTTTAATAGCAAGAAAATCATGGAAAATAGCGAATATTATTATAATAGGTGATATAATATCACTACCGAACAAAAACCGAACGGATTATACTAAATATTGGAAGGGGTCGGTAGTAAATGAAGGGTGATGTTCCCAAAAGAATAAAAGCAATAGTAATAAAAGGAAAAGAAATTTATGTAAATTCTAATACCTGTAATTTCCAATGTATAAAGAAAGTAAATTGATTTAAAATAGTCAATAAGGGGGTGATATAGAGCCATGCGATTGCCGAATGGTTACGGTTAGGCAGTGTATATAAATTAAGTGGCAAAAGAAGAAAGCCATTCATCGCGCGGAAAACTATAGGCTGGGAGGATGATGGAAAACAAATCTATCAAACAATAGGCTACTACGAGAAAAGGCAGGATGCTTTAAATGCTCTAGCCGACTTTAACCAAAATCCCTACTCGATAGATGTTGCGACGGTGACATTTTCAGAAATATTTGAAAAGTGGTCAAAGGATAAGTTTAGCAAAATATCTGCATCTAATGTGAATGGATACAAGGCTTCTTATAAGATAGCCGAATCTCTGCATGATATGAAGTTTGTAGAAATTAAAAAGCCTCATATGCAGGCTGTAATTGATAATTGTGAATTAGGGCATGGGTCCTTAAAAAAGATAAAAGTATTGTTTAATCAGCTTTTTAAGTATGCCCTAGAAAATGACATCATTAATAAGGATTATTCTAAATTTGTAGAGATAGGTGAAAATGAAAAGGAAAGCACCAGGAAGCCATTTACCCAAAAAGAAATTAGGCTGCTGTGGGATAATGTTGGGAGAATGGATTTTATTGATACCGTTTTAATTATGATCTACACAGGTATGCGGCCAGGTGAGTTAATATTAATTAAAAATGAAGATGTTAATTTAGAAGAAAGAATTGTAACGGGTGGAATTAAAACTAAGGCCAGTAAAAACAGAATTATACCGATCAACGAAAAGATACTTCCGCTAATAAAGAATAGGCTTAGTGAGAATGAGTTTTTTATTGTTAATCACGAGGGTAATCAAATGCGATACTGGAATTACTATGAAGAAAAGTGGAAGAAAATTATGGAGCAATTAGGAATGAAGCATAAACCTCATGACTGCCGGCATACCTTTGCTACTCTGATGGATAATGCAGGTGCTAACAAGGTCTCAGTTAAGCGTATAATGGGACATGCTTCCAAGGATATAACGGATAGGGTTTATACTCATAAAGACATAGAGGAACTTCTAAAGGCTGTAGATATGATATAG